TTATGTTTCAGCTGTTAAAGGTGCTCAAGTAAACACAACAACTGCTGGAATCTTTGACTTAGACACAGATTCAAATGGTCGTTGGTCTGTTGAGAAATTTAAAGGTTTAATGTTCGCTCTGGAAAGAGACGCTAACGCTGTCGGACAACAAACTCGTAGAGGAAAAGGTAATATAATCATCTGTTCTGCTGATGTTGCTTCTGCACTTCAAATGGCTGGAGTTTTAGATTATACACCTGCTCTAAATAATAATCTTAATGTTGATGACACTTCTACAACATTCGCTGGTGTTATGAACGGCAGATTTAAAGTATATGTTGACCCATATGCTGCTAATGTCGCTGCTTCACAATACTATGTTGTAGGTTATAAAGGTACTTCACCTTATGACGCTGGTGTCTTCTACTGCCCATATGTACCACTACAAATGGTTCGTGCAGTAGGTGAGGATACTTTCCAACCTAAGATTGGCTTTAAAACAAGATATGGTATTGCTGCTAACCCATTCCATACTGGAGTGATTAGTGCTGGTACAGCAGAATCAACAAGTATTTCTGCTAATACTAACAAATACTATCGTAGAGTTAAAGTTACAAACTTAATGTAAGATTGTTACACACTACAAATGAATTGGGGCGCTTCGGCGCCCCTTTTTATATCTAAATAATCATATGCCGATAATTCTAATAACCACACTTTGTGCAAGTTATATTCTTTTTTGTATCGTTATGGCACTTAGCGCTGACTTCGGTTTAATCACTAAAAATGGTGAATACTTTCATGTCTTTATTGTATGTTGGGGTCTAATGATTATTGTTTATACTCATTTCGAAAATAAATGGACAAACCCTTGACAAAACATGCTTGATAGTGTAGTATCATCATCATAAGTTATATTTTATAAGGTTTTTATTAGTATATTAACAGATACTAATCTGGACAAAAACTGGACAAAAGTTTTATTGCTAAGGTTATAGGACTTATAAATATAATCAATATGTGTTGGATAGACATCCCTCATTTGTTGCCTAACAAATGTTCCTTATGTCATAAACAACACATTTTTTATTTAATCAAAATTTCGTAGGAGGAAAAACGAAATGGGAAATTTATTACTTAACTTACGCTACATGTTAGCTCCTATTCTTATTATAGTTGCTGGCGCTGGTGTTTTAGTTGGTGGTATCATGGCTTGGTTAGGAGTTGCACTTCTATTCGTAGGTCTATTAATTGATATCGCAACTAAATTTGAAACAACAGGTGTAGGTACTGATGAGAATGGCGACACAAGAGGGTGGTCAACTTTTCAAAACCTAACAATGTATTTCATGCTACCAGTATTCGTATTGTTTCAATTAGTAATGGCATGGAGAATTTATTCTTATATGTCACTAGGTGGAGCAGAGGGTGCTGTAATCATGGAACTCATCCCTGGCGTAATAACAATGTATGAAGGCATAACAGGTCTTAACCTAATTGGTGCTACATTATCATCTGGTATCTTTATTGGTATCGGTATCATCTATGGTCACGAACTAAGTCACACAAAAGGATTTGGATTCGTAATCTCTAGATTGATGATGGGTCTTTCAGGTTCAGCACATTTCTGCTATGCACATGTATACAACCATCATCTAGAACTTGCAAGTGAAGATGACCCAGCTACTGCACCTCGTGGTAGAACAATCTATGGTCATTATCCACTTTCATATCTAGGTCAATCTAAGTTTTTATACAACATGGAAAAAGAAAGACTTTCAAGAATGGGAGTAAACTTTATTTCATGGCAAAACCGCTGGATTCGTGGATACTTAATGGCTGTTCCAACAGTTACATTATTCTTCATGGCAGGTGGTTGGGTAGGTATGGCTTGTCTAGCAACAATTTGGGGTATCTCAAACTTTGAACTAGAAGCACTTAACTACTTAGAACACTATGGTTTAATTCGTGTAAAAGACCAACCAATTGATTACAGACACAATTGGGATAACTCAACTGCTTTCACAGCATGGTTCTTTATTGAAATCGGCAGACAAGCAGACCATCACGACAGAGGTGAAACTCACTTCTGGGAACTCGAAAATGTCGGATGTCCAAACACAGGCTGGGGCTACTTTGTAGTATTCTTTATTGCATTAGTACCACCAATTTGGCACTGGTATATGAGAAAAAGATTAGCTGCATGGGATGAACACTTTGCAACTGATGAAGAAAGAGCAATCGCAACAAGAATCAACAAAGAAGTTGGTTATGAAGGCACACCTTTTGCAGGCGATGTTCTACAAGACGCTGGAAATGTAGACTTAGGTCTTCGTTCAGCTAAAAAGTAATTTAATCTAAATACTTTTAGAATTGGGGCGTGAAGTACGCCCCTTTTCTTTTTTAGTCTTATAAATATAAGTATGGCAACTGAACCGACATCACTAAGTAGACAACCCACTAAGTTAGACTATGCAAGTCCTACACAGTTTCGTTTTCTCATAAATCAATTACCAAAAGTAGAATATTTTACTACTGAGGCAAACATACCTGGCATTACTTTGGGTGAGGGAACTTACGCTACACCATTAAAAGATATACCAATATTAGGCGATAAGTTAACATATGAAGATTTAACAATAACATTTATAGTAGATGAAAACTTAGAAAATTATATTGAAATGCATACTTGGTTAACAGGTATTGGGTTTCCAAAAGACAGAAGTCAATTTAGAGATTTTAGAAGCACTACATCAAACATGTCTACAAGTACAAAAGGAACAAGTAAAGATATAGGTGATGTAAAAGCGACAACACCAGAAATGGCGATGACTAGTGACGCTGTAATGACTATATTAACTAATAAAAATAATCCAGTTGTTGAGTGTCGTTTTAGAGATGTTTTTCCTACAAGTTTAAGTGGATTAACTTACTCACAAAATAATACTGATGTAGATTATCTTACAGCAGAGGTAAATTTTAAATATACAATATACGAAATACATACACTATAAATAATTAAACAATATAATGATAAGGAGTGAATATGACCTTAGATGAACTAAAAGTTCAAGTCGCAAATGACTTGAAAGTAAATGATGAAAGACTTGATACCGAATCTTTAAAAAACCAAGAACTATATGCTAAATACTTAGAGATAAAAAGTAACTTTGAGTTATTGATGTATAAAGCAAAAGGTGACTACAAAATACTTTATCGTGACAAATGGGAATACTATGGTGGTAAAGCAGACGCTAAGATTTATGAAACAAAACCCTTTGACCTAAAAGTATTAAAATCAGATTTATCTATTTACATAGAATCAGATGAAGATATAATTAAATTAGAAAATAAAATAGTATATCTAGAAACTGTTGTTAAATATGTTGATGGTGTGCTTAAATCTATACAATCAAGAGGATGGGATATCAAAAATGCAATACAGTGGAAAAACTTTGAAGCAGGAATGATGTAGTATGTATAAACACTACGATAATTTTCTAGAGGAACATGTTGCACAACTCATAGACTTTGAAATGAAAGAAGTTAAGTGGGAATATGATTATGACAGTAAACCAAATGGAACTCAAAAACATTGGCATGTATTCTGTGGACATAACATAGATGAATGTAATTTAAATGGATATGAGTTTATAGAGCCTATTTGGAACAATATAAAAAATGTAGATTCCACATTAGAGTTAGAGAGAGCATATTTAAATGCACACACTTATGGAATAGAACCACACATACACAGAGATGATGGTGATGTTACTTTAATTTATTATCCTAGATTAGATTGGAAAATAGATTGGGGCGGTGGAACTGCCATTTATAATGATGATGTGACAGAGATAGAAAAACATTTTGTAAATAAAGGAAATAGAATAATTATGTTTGACGCTAACTTACCACATCAAGCACAACCAGTGAGTAGATTATGTTTTCAACTAAGAACATGTATAGTATTCAAAACAAACAGGATAACTTAGAAATGCAAAATTATTATCGTTGGATAGGACACTACAAAAATATAGTGTCGGATTCTCTTTGCGATAATATTGTAAATACAGATTTCAACTATGCTGAATCAACATACTCAACACATCAAGGATTGTCACCAGATAAAAAAAGAGTAGAAATGGATGAGATATGGATTCGTAACAAACAACCATTTTACAATGAACTAAAAGAATGTGTATCAAATGTAGCTGACTTATATACAAAAGAAGTTAAAAAATCTAATAGAGATTTTGTCGTACAAAAGACAACTGATTTTAGACTGAATAAATATGAGAAAGGTGGATACATGAGTTTACATTGTGATAATATACATCATAGTCATGGTCAAAAATATGGATATCCACAAGCAACAGTTTTATTATTTTTAAATGATGATTTTAAAGGTGGTGATTTTATCGTGTCAGAACTACATTTAAATATTAAAAAGGGTGATGCTATTATTTTCCCATCAAACTTTATGTTT